CGCCCCCTCGCGCCTACTGTACAGTCCCCCACGAAACTATTTTCCAAAAAACCATGAAAGGGTTTACCGATGCCAAACAAGAAACCAGGATTATATGCGAACATCCACGCTAAGAAGAAGCGTATTGCTGAGGGCTCTGGCGAGAAGATGCGGAAGCCTGGTAGCAAGGGCGCTCCTAGTGACGCTGCTTTTCGCAAGGCTGCCAAGACTCGGATGAAGAAGTCTTATGGATGATGGTGTGACTGTGTGGGTTGTTTATCCAGATGGCCTGCGCATTTACCATGATGGTAAGCAGGTTGGTTTGATACCTACTGATAAGTTTCCCAATGTGATTAGGGATCTTGCAAAGGGGCTATTGTAATATCGTTTTCTATGCGATATCGTAATCCCACTGTAACGTTGTATAGGAGATACACATGAACAAGCGATTTAGTGTTGTGCAAGCGAAGGAAGTGCCTGGCCGGGATAAGCCTGTTTGGCTTCGTCATGGCATTGCCTTTCAGAATGACAAGGGGATCAGCATCAAGCTTGAGGGATTGCCTTTACCCAACAAGGAGGGTGAGGTTTGGCTGAAGCTGTTTGAGGATGATGGCAACCGTTCTCAGCAAGCGGCTTCTGCTGCTGGCAAGCTGGACGATGAAATTCCGTTCTAATGGCTAGAAAGAAAGAGGATAAGATAAAACCTATCCCGCCGGTTGGTCGGTTCGGTGGTGCGCGTGTGTTGCAGCGCCGGATTGGCCGGTCGGAGACTTTGGCTCAGAACAAAGAGGCTGTTGCGACTGAGCTGATTGCAATGGGTACGGCTCGTATGACTGACATCATTGATCTTCATACTGGTCAGGTTAAGCCGCTAGATGAGATCCCTTCTGAAGCATTGGCTGCGATTAAGAAGGTTACGGTTGGTCAGTACGGCACAACGATTGAGATGTTTGACAAAGTGAGTGTTCTGCGTGTTCTGGCTAAGGCCAGTGGCCTGCTCGATGTAGAGAAGAACGTGGACAAGCCTTCGATCATTGGGATCAACATGAAGGGTCCAGAGATCACCACAACATATGAGGCTGACGATGACTGATCTCCCCAGCATGAACTTGGATTTCTCTAAGTCTGCTACGGTCTGGAAGTTTTTACACGATAAGTCTTTTGTTCGCGGCCTGATGGGTCCGGTGGGATCGGGCAAGTCATACGGCTGTGCTGCTGAGATTATGTTAAAAGCTGTCCAGCAAAAGCCTTCTCCGCGTGACGGCATTCGGTATTCCCGGTTTGTGATCGTGCGTAATACCTACCCAGAGCTTAGAACAACTACGATCAAGACCTGGCAGGAGCTATTCCCGGAAGATGTATGGGGTCCGATGCGCTGGCAACCGCCTATTACCCACCATCTTAAACTCCCCAGCAGAGATAATGCCCCTGGTATTGACTGTGAAGTTATATTCATGGCCCTTTCTACGCCCCAAGATGTGCGTAAGCTGCTGTCATTGGAGCTAACTGGTGCGTGGGTGAACGAGGCTAGGGAGCTACCAAAGGCTGTGATCGATGGCTTGACTCACCGCGTTGGCCGTTATCCTACCAAATCCGATGGCGGCGCGTCCTGGTACGGGATTATCATGGACACTAACCCGCCCGATGCGGATCACTGGTGGCATGAGCTGTCCGAGAAGAACCCTATCGGTGGCCGGTTCCCGTGGAAGTTCTTTCGTCAGCCAGGTGGTGTCTTGGAGGTGTCTGCCAAGGATCTACCAGAGAACCCGGAAGCAAATGGCTTTGTATTTTCCGGTGGCAAGTGGTGGATGGTTAATCCTTCTGCGGAGAACAAGACGCATTTGCCGGATGGCTACTATGAGCAACTTCTCGGCGGAAAGAATGCTGACTGGATTAGGTGCTATGCAGAGGGCAAGTTTACCTTCGTGCAGGAAGGCAGGCCGGTTTGGCCGGAGTATGACGATGAAATGATGTCTGCTGATGTGCAGTATGATCCGCAATACCCGCTACAGATCGGCGTTGACTTTGGTTTGACACCGGCGGCTATCTTTGGGCAGCGAACATCTGGCGGCGCGTGGAAGATCCTCGATGAGCTTGTGACGTTTGACATGGGTCTTGAGCGTTTCGGGCAGGAGTTAATAGGCAAGATCGCTGCAAGCTTCAATAAAGCAGAGGTGCAGATCTGGGGAGACCCTGCCGGTAACAAGCGTGACGAGATCTATGAGGTTACAGCCTTCGATCACTTGCAGTCTATTGGGTTTCGCGCACAGCCGACAGACAGTAATGCTTTCAATGTAAGACGTGAGGCTGCTGCGGCTCCTATGAACCGGCTGGTTGGTGGCAAACCTGGCCTTCTCGTTAGCAAAAAGTGCTTGAGGCTGCGGAAATCCCTGAGTGGCGGCTATTTCTTTAAGCGTGTTTCTATGGGCGCTGGGCAGGATCGGTTTAAAGATGCGCCGGTAAAGAATGAGCACTCTCACTGCGGGGATGCGTTTGGATATCTTATGCTCGGTGGCGGTGAGCAACGCAGATTGCGGCGCGGAACCTATGGCGGAAGCTTTGCGGGTGGGCAAACATTCAACGCAAGCACAGATTTCGAGGTCTTCTAATGGCTTTAGTCCAACTTCCCCAGGTAAGAATGGGACACGATGAGCATATCGTCCCGCTGACCTACGATCATTTAGCCAGGATAAACCTTAAAGAAGAGAACAAAGACTTTGCTAACGTGATACCTAACTACATTAACTATGTCTGGGATCACGCCGTAGACGGGATGAGCTGGTCTGGTATCGGGAGAGGTAAGGTTGTCTGTGCGTTTGGCATTCGCCCCTTTTGGGATGGGGTTGCGGAGATGTGGCTGATCCCCGGCAAAGAGATTGAGCGCCATGCGATATCGGTTATACGGGCTTCTAAGCAACTAACCGATACCGCAATAGCTAATAACGGCATAAAAAGGCTACAGATCTGCGTAAACACGAATAACGATACCGCATTTAGGTTTGCCAAAGCACTACGTTTTGAGGTAGAAAGTGTTATGAGAAAGTATGGGCCAGACGGGTCCGACTATTACATGATGGTGAGGTTTTAACATGGGTGGATTATTTGGTGGTGGTGGATCTTCGGCTCCCCCTCCTAAGTCAGCAACACAAATTCGTGCAGAGCAAGATGCTGAAACGGCCAGAACTCGCGCAGAGGAACGTGCGACTTCTAAAGAGAAGTCAGAAATGCAAGGCGCTCAACGCCGCCGCCGTCTTCGTAGAACTGGTGGTATGCGTTTGTTGTTTTCCCCCGCTCGGCGTGAGGGTCCAGACTCGCAGAATTTAAAGACTAAGCTCGGGGGTGACTAATGGCCAGTTTCGCACAGCAGGTTAAGATGGACTTTAACAATGCTGTTAGGTCTGTTGGCAGAGCTTTCTCTGGAGCGTCAAAGCCAAGGGGCGCTCCAGTATCCATGAAGAAAAGCACTCTAAGAAGCAGGAAGTCTGCTGCAATGCTGAAGAATATGATGGCTAACAGCAACAAAAGCGATGATGGCCCTGGTTATTCTCGCGCTCCGGCTGGCCCCACTCCAGAGCAACAGGTTGCTTCTGCCAGGGCTGCTGAAAGAGAAGCCAAGATAAAGAAGGGCAAGGCTCGGCGCAAGAAGTATGAGGCCGCTCAGACTATGGCTAAAAAGATGAAGCTAATTTTTGTAGATTAGAAAGGCTCGACATGACTCAAATCAAATCAGATCCCCGCGTTCACCACAGGAATCGTCCAGAGGTTGAGATGGTTCGCGCGAGAAATGCCAAGGGCGGGTTTGTTGCTGACGATCCTAATACCCCTGAGAATGAAGCCTGGGTAGAAAAGCCAAAGGCTAAAGCGAAAGCCAAGCCCAAAGCTAAAGCCAAGAAGTAAGATATGGTTAAGAAGGCGCACCAAAATCCGAAGGGCGGTCTTAACGAGGCTGGCCGTAAGCACTTTGAGCGTAAGGATGGGGGCAATTTAAAGGCTCCCGTCAAGACAGGGACCAATCCCCGGCGTGTTAGCTTTGCTGCTAGGTTCGCTGGGATGAAAGGCCCGATGAAGAATGAGAAGGGTGAACCCACCCGCAAGGCTCTGGCTCTAAAGGCATGGGGTTTTGGATCGGTAGAGGCGGCGCGTAACTTCGCTAACCGTAATAAAAAAGGATAAATGAGATGGCTCGGCTAGACGTAAGAGAGATCATGGAGCGTGAGGCCAAGGCCCAATCCCGCAAGGATCAATGGCGTACTATCTATGAGGATTGCTACGAGTTCGCTCTGCCGCAGCGCAATATGTACGATGGGAACTATGAGGGTAACACCGCCGGTCAAAAGAAGATGGGCCGTGTGTTCGACTCCACAGCTATCTCAGCGACTCAGCGTTTCGCTAACCGCATACAGGCTGGCTTGTTTCCACCTCAGAAGCAATGGTGTCGCTTAGAGGCTGGCACTGGCATCCCAGAAGAACAACAGCCACAGGCTCAAGCTGCGCTTGATGCTTACACTGAGCGGATGTTTGAGGTAATGCGCCAGACTAACTTTGATCTGGCTATGGGCGAGTTCCTTCTGGATCTCTGTGTAGGTACTGCCGTGATGATGGTGACGCCTGGTGATGAGGCAACTCCGATCCGCTTTACACCCATTCCTCAGTATCTCGTTTCGATTGAAGAAGGCACATTCGGCAATGTCGATAATGTATATCGCAAACTAAGAATGAAGGCTGAAGCGATACCGCAAGAGTTCCCTGATGCTGAAATGACGCCAGAATTGGTGGATGCGATATCACGATCACCATCTAAAGAGATCGATCTTATGGATGCTGTGATCTATGATTACGAAAGAGCGATATATTGCTATCATGTTATCTGGCCTGGTAAGCGGCAAGATCTGGTTTACCGCACTATGAAGTCTTCGCCATTTATCGTTGCACGTTACATGAAGGTTGCCGGTGAGATCTATGGCCGTGGCCCACTGGTGACGGCGATTGCTGACATTAAGACGCTGAACAAGACTGTTGAGTTGGTCCTGAAGAATGCTTCTTTGTCGATCTCTGGCGTATATACTGCTGCTGACGATGGCGTTCTCAATCCTCAGAACGTAAAGATCCAGCCTGGTGCAATCATTGGTGTGGCTCGTAACGGTGGCGCACAGGGTCCGTCCCTGTCTCCTCTGCCCCGTGCCGGTGACTTTAACACAAGTCAGATCGTTATGAATGATCTGCGCATGAACATTAAGAAGATCTTGATGGATGATACGTTACCGCCTGACAATATGTCAGCCCGGTCTGCGACTGAGATTGCTGAAAGATCCCGTGAGCTTGCTTCTAATTTGGGTTCTGCGTTTGGTCGACTGATAGATGAGACTATGATCCCGCTGGTGTCACGCATTCTCTATGTAATGGACCAGGCTGGCTACATCGATCTGCCGCTCAAGGTCAACGGTGTAGAGGTAAAGGTCACGCCGGTGGCTCCTCTGGCTCAAGCCCAGAAGTTACAAGAGGTAAACGATATCGTGCAGTTTATGCAGATTGCCAACTCTCTAGGCCCACAGGGTCAGATGGCATTGTCGATCCCACGGATCACAGCATTCATTGCCGATAAGATGAACATCAAACAGAACTTGCTCACCACAGCGGAAGAGCAGCAAATGATGATGCAACAGATGCAGGCGCAAGCAATGGCCGAACAAGGGCCGCCGACTGCTGATGATGGTGGAGCAACAATGGAGGCTATGCAATGAGTTCACCCGATGGGTGGGAAGGTTTAACCCAAGCAATAAGCGAAAGCCCAAAGGCTGCTGATATAGATGTTCTATACGGCAAGGTGTTTAAAAGCACAGAGGGGCAACGTGTTCTAAGTCATTTGCGCAGCATAACGATTGAGCAACCGACTTGGTTCCCTGGAGAGGATGCGAGTTTCGGCTATGTAAGAACAGGCATGGCAGAGATGGTACGCATGATTGAGAAAAGAATAGAAAGGTCAAACAATGGCTGAAGCAATGGCAGAACAAGTGGAGGCTGACGCCCCAAATGATCGTGACTGGGAAAC